GGGTTTTTACAAAAGGGTAGCAACTGCATTAGCAAGGAGAGAATGCGTAGTAAAGCTAGTATGCTTGGAAGGGCAGAAGCATACAATTTTGCCAAACTTAATAATATCACTGGCGAAAATTTACTGAATGCTTTAAATCAATCAAACGGCACACTAACAAGCCAAGCTATTATTGATATATGTACGATAGGAAAATTAGGAGAAGAGAAACTTGATTTACCTTGGGGTAATAAAACTAAATTATCACAAGATAGCGCTAATTTATGGGTCGATAGATATAGTTTCTATGGCTCAGATGTAACAATACAATCAATACAAAATACGTCGTATACAAAACTTGCTGAAATTTTGGAAGTTTGTAAACAAGGTGAAGAATCAATACCGTCAGATGATGATGTTACTTTTGTTGCGAATGGTACGGGCGTTTTTCTTAACATTAAGCCAAGTACACGTGTATATTTCACAAGCATAGTTTTAGAAAATTACGAGTCATTAAATCAAGCGCTTGGGTCAGCGATTGGCATAAGAGAATATGAGGATTATGCTGCATTTATGATGGAAATCATAAATAATACTGGTTATGACACAAATAAATTATTGGAAAAAACTGAAACAACTTATGAATTAGTAAACCAAGGCATTACATACACATATGTAACGTGCTCGATTTCAAAAATACCAGGAAATGTCCCTGGCAAGGATTATCCTACTGTGCATAAAAATGCTTTAAGAAATCCTAATGAACCGTTGTTTATGATAGGCGGCACAGACGGAAATGAAGCAATATTTGATATAGACGTTAACGGAGACAATGAACTGTTTGTGAATGAGTCCTATAGTAAGGCTATAAACCATTTCACCATTTCGGAGATTTTTTCAAAAACTTGTAGTTCGTTGCTATTAGATCCAAACTTCTATAATCAGACTTTTAAAGACAGAGATTATCCTTGCGAGAAAGAGCAAAAATATTTAATGGCAGCAAGTTTCTTGCTTGGGATTGAAGGGCTTAATTATGATTTTTTGTTAGGTAATGTTGACAATATATGCTCATATGCCCCTAAACTTCTTTACTTACAAATTGGTGCGGCAATAGCTATGGGCGGCAATGAAATGAACGTTCGTTATCTTGGCGATAACTATCATTTTGATGACTTAAGAATACCAAAAAAACTACTTGAAGGTTTGAAGAACAGACAAACTCCATTACTGTCATTTGTTAGATTTAGTGTGCTTTTACGCTATTTCACAGATTGGGTTGATAAGAATTATAGTAAAATATCCGAATTGTATGTAGATGGAGCGGCAAAGATTGTTAATAATAACAAGGTTACTGACATAGACGTTACAAAGATAAAAAACAAAAACTATGCTTCGATATTTATAGCCCCTATAGCAACCAATGAAGAAGAAGAAAAATATGTCTCGAAACAAAGTATGTGTAGGGTTTTGTTGAACCCTAAGGCAGAAACGGTTAAATGGCTTTCTAATGAGTTGCTATCAACAGTTTGTTTTATGCGGTTGACTGTAGATAATGACAACGGTGATAATATAGTTGATTATCGTGTTGAAAAAGGCGTTGCCATTAAATTCTTGGATGGTTTCCTAAGCGAACTGAGTGGACTTATAAATGGAACGAGAGAGCCACCAGAAGGTATGCAACTAGCGTTGATGCCTCAAAAAGCAACGGAATCGATGAAGATTGAGATATACAGACAATTAAAAGTTGTATATGATAAATGGGTATGTTCCACTAAGGAAAGTGACTGGAATCATTTGAAATTCTTCGAGGAAGGTGAGGACTATGACAACCCAGTCGGCAACAGTTTCTTCTTCATAGACTCGTTCTATAACAAGATGAACCACGCCCTTATGAACCCGTATATCATTGCACAGAAGGTAGATTTGTCGTTGACAACTGTTGACGTAAGGGTTATGCTGGCAAACTTCCTAAGCGAGGTATACGGTATGCATAACTTTATGATGAAGTGTGTCAATAACTTCAGGATGCTTACAAAGTATATGGATGACCTGTTCTTAACACATCCGTTTAATAGGATGCCACCTGAGAAGGTTCTTCCTGACTTTGTCTTGATATATGCATATGAGGCATCAAAATATGCTGACATACCAAATGGAGAATATGCCAATGACGGGTTTATGTTAAATGATGAAGCCGATACACCACTCCCAATAACATCAAGGAGTGATAAGAACACGTATTTCAAGATACCAGCGTTCGGAGTGTCATATGGAAGGCAGTATCAGCATTTCTTCAAGACAGTGAATGTTGATATGAGCCAACCAGTTGCAACTGAACAAGCAACGGTGTCCAAATATGCGATATTGGCGAATTCAAGGGGAGAAACATATAGAGGCGTGTCCGCACAAGATGCATTTGATATATATTCAAACCAGTCATACACTTGCAAACTTGAAATGATGGGATGTGCATATATACAGCCCCTTATGTACTTTGTCCTTCTCAATGTGCCGTTCTTTAGGGGGTCGTATCTCATATCCAGAGTATCACACCATATAGTGCCTGGAGATATGTCAACAACGGTAACAGGAGTCAGGATGAGCAAATACTGTAACCACCTAGTAAGGAAGATGCTGACAGACCAGGATTATTATGGAGGCGGCTCTGGAGGTGGAGGAGGAAAGCCATACATAGAACCGAAGGTGGATAACGATTGCCCGTATAAGGTGTTCCCTGTTGGAAATGCAACAGGAAGCTTCAATGGAGACCCAGTACCAGATGGCCCTGGAGGAAAATTCGCTAATAGTGACCAAGGACAAAAGAATTTCTGTAAAGTTCTTTTCCACACATATATATCAGCAGGAGTGAACCCGGAGCTGGCTAAGATCCTTGTGATGCAGGATGCGGCGGAGTCAGGATATGGAAGTGGTGGTAATGGTCCTCAATATTATAATTACGGCGGTATAGTATGTAACCAAAATAATTGTATACCTGGTAGTGTATATAGGATGTTTAATAGTATTCCAGAATATGTAAACTATAAGATAACAAAAAGTCTTAGCAAGTGGGATGGATGGAAAAATGCAGATAGCATTGACGGATATCTTACAGCGATAACTTCTGGTAATCATAGATATTTTACAGAATCATATGACACATATTCAAGAAGAGTTAAAGGTTGTGAATCTAGGGTTCTCGATAATTTGAAAGGTGTTAATGAAGTACCTGATATGACGGATCAACAGAAGGAAGAATATAATAATAATTTCGGTGAGTATTTTAAGGAAGCAATCAAGAAGTCGTATGAATCATTACCAAGCAGCGGTGAGTATGGAAGCATCAATCCTGTCGTTAAAAACAAAAATCACATTGTTGTCACTGGAGGCAAACTATCTGTTTTGTTTGATATAATACTTAACGGGTATTATCAGTATGTTGATAAACTTTATTGGATATATCAAAATTCGCCTAAAGATAATGGTGGTGAACCATCAAAACTAGATTTGGTGGTTAAGCCAAATAGTGAAAATAAGGCAAATACTAATAGACGAATATATATAACAAATAGCAATAAGTCAAAGACAGAGATTAACGCTACTTATGCTTGTCACGAGTTTGAATCAGAAAATACATCTCAATTGCCTGAATCTTTTCTTAATAGTATTGTTAAATGCTATGTGCCTAGAAGGGATATATTTGGAAAGGAGTGCCCTCAACTTGCTGATTGTGAGCGTATTTTTTCTACCTTCTATGTGAATAAATGCGGTGAACTTGAAAAAGAGGCAATGCAGAAAGTATCAGAATATACAGGTAGAAAAGATGTTCCAAAATCTGCTAATATAAAAATTGACAACTGGAATGTTAAAATTGCTGTTGAGTGGTTAGTTAGTCATCCAAAACCTTGCCGCACTGTCGGAGGAAGGCTTAAATGTGGTGATGGTAAATGCGCATCATTTGTAGAAAATGCAATTGCAGGGTGTAAAGATCCTGGTTGCAACTCAGAAACTGGTTTACCTAGAATAAATGTAGGTAAGAATGGAGCTAGATATTTATGGCGTGGTAACAAGCTTGCAACAATTGACGGCAACGGAAAAGGATTTGAAATTGTAGCAACAGGTGTTTGTAATAAATTTAAAAATGATAGAATGGTTCCTTCCAATGTGAAACTTCAAGCAGGTGATATTGCTGTAATTGACACAGGAAAAGGTACTGATGGTCACGCCGCTATGTGGAGTGGTTCAGAATGGATTTCAGATTATAACCAAGGACAGCGAATGTCACCGTATAGTTCTGAAAATGGTAACTATCCATTTGCCATATTCAGATATCACGCCAAAGAAGGAAAAATTACAGTGATACAGGGTTAAAAAATTTGTTTTTTTAGATTTTTTTATATATCTTTGCACTATGACAACACTTGGATATATAATAACTGATAGAAAGATGAATGATATCGAGGGTTTCGTGGAGCAGGTCAAGGACATTTCCGAGGCTGATTCCACGAAGCCCATCCTTATCGTCGGATGGGGCAACGCAAGGCTGCACAGTGGATATAACTCTATAATCAACAAGGAACTTGCTCCTGGGGTATTCTGGACATTCAAGAAGAGCGAGAGTCGTTCTGACTTTGAACAGGACTTGAAGAATTTCTATAAATATATTTTTAATAATATATTAAATAATATTAATTATTATTATATTAATATATTGAATTTAAGATATAATAATATAAAAAAATTATATAATATATTTAATTCTAAAGAAAAGAAAAATATTTATATTAATAACAACCTTTTGTATTTGATGTACGAAGGTAAAATACTAGGAGTATCCCTCGATATTCTGGAATATTGCGGGGTGAAGCGTGACAAGGTGTTATCCTTGTTATCCTCTAATCCAGGTAACAAGATTTATGACGATTCATCAAGGTGGATAACTAAACTTGGAAAGTACCTGGGTAATAAGAAGTATGCAATACCATACTTCATTTCAAGTTAAGGTAAAATAAAATGAGCAAAAACGGCATTATAATCGGAACATTTGTAAAGAAAAACAAGATACTCTCATTTCTTGAGACATTAAGGACATTATATGGTATAAGACTGGATAAGGTATTTGTCTATGAGATAGATACCAACCAATATGAGTATCTTGTTACATTCAAGACGTTTGACAAGGATAAGTTCATCAAGAAGATTCGTAATGCCACAGTGATGCACGTGAAAAACGGATGCTTGTTCTCCATAAATGCGCTAAACAAACTAATAGACCAGGAGAAAGGCGATGACGTTCCAAATAACGAGTATTTGATTGATTGGGATAAATACAAGGACAAGCTGATAGTTCTTACGAATGGGGAACTGTCAGTCTCAAATCTCAATAAAATAGAAGATAAGTCAGTATTTTTCAACTAATCAGATATTTATTAGTAAAATATATACACTATGGGACGTTTTATAATAAAGCACATAAACAATATGAAGCCTCAGAAGAAGAATCCTTCAGGGCAGGAAAATAACATCAGCGAAAACAAGAGCGTTATGACTACAGAAGAGAAAATAGCAATGGCACAGGCAGCACTTGGCGTAGAGGCTGCTCCTATCAAGAGGGTGAAGAAAGACAAGGGTCTTATCGAGAGAACAGAGAGTTCCAAGACAATCCTCACTGAAGATAATAAAGAGCTTTTGAACGACTAAAACAAAATGGCTAAGACAAATATCAAATACCTTAAAGAAAATAATCTATTCGAAGCGCACAAGCATTTTATGCAGCTTTCAGAGGCTTTTTATGAAGCCGAGGATGACCCTAATAACCAGAACGATCCAATGGGAGGCGGTCCTGGTGGAGACCCTATGGGAGGTGGTGATCCTATGGGTGGTGCTCCTGGTGGTGACCCAATGGGTGGTGGTGCACCTGGAGGTAATCCTATGGGAGGCGGTGACCAAATGGGTGGTGGCGCCCCTGGTGGTGGTCAAGATATGGGCGCAGACCCGAATGCTATGGGACAGCCAATGCAGGATGCATCTTCCCCTGTCGGACCAGATACGGGAGAAGACCCGTTTGCAGACCAGAGGACTGGAGATGATGACCTTGGTGGCGGAGGCGATGATGATGGCAAGACCATAAATATTGACGGACTTACTCACGCCGAGGACAAAATCTATGTCAAACAGAACCAGATTGGTCGTGACCTTGCGAAGGTTGACAGCAAGATCTCAAGCCTCATTGATAAGATTGCGGGATTGCAGTCAGCACTTGACAGCAACAGTTCTGAACTTGAGAATTTGAAGGCTGAATTCGAGAAGAGGAATCCTACACAGACCGAAAAACTCGATGTCCGTGGTGCATTGGACTCATATCCTTTCAATGTTAGACCTGATGATTTCTGGGCTAACAAGATGAAGGAGAGAGGCAACTATGAGGTGTATGCTGACAACGACAAATCACCTGATAAGCAGTACACAATAACAGCAGACGATGTTGATGACCTTCCAAGTGACATATCAGATTCGTTCAAGGTTGTTGACGATGACATCCAGACGCTGGAGAAAATGTTTAAGTTGTAATGAAGAAGATAATTGTCAATGAGGGAAAATTCAATAGGTTACTTAGGGAATCTGGATATGGCAATGATGACTTGACAAATCTATTTGAAAATCTTAAAATGGAATTCAGTGATTTTTATTCAGTTCTTGGGGAACATTATATAATGGCTAAACATATGGATGAAGAGCCAAATCCTCAAGTGATTGAGATAAAACAACACGCAGATGCTATAAAGGCAATTTTGGACGGACAAGAAACCGAACTTGATGGTGTTCAGCCAGAGGGTTTGTAACACATATTTCCCAGATTATTAAAAAAATATAAAAAATAATGGTCTGGGAATTTGTTTTTTTAACTTTTTTTATATATCTTTGCAATATAAAATTTAAGTATGCATATAGGCATACATCAATAATATTTTTAAACAATTTACATTAATGGAAAACAAGAGATTTAGCGCAAACATTAGCGCAGAGGATGTCGAGAGACAGTATGCCCAGGAGCATACAACAAATGAAAAACCTAAGAAGACTCAGTTTGATACCAAGAACTACCTACAGGCTAGGTTGGATGAAAAGGAGACTTCAAAAACCCTTACAATTAGACTGTTGCCTATCACCCCAGATAGTACAACAGCGTTCCAAAAAGTACATATACATACCGTTCGCGTAAACAAGGAGGTTTCATCCAGTGGATGGAAGGCATTCGTGTGTCCTACAAAGAACAAGAAAGACGGTAAGATTATGGGAGAAAAATGTCCTTTCTGTGAGTTGTCTGCGAAGGCAAGACAGCTTAAAAGTCAAGCACTTGATGAACCTACAAAGAAAAAGTACGGTGACATTGAATTCCTTAACAAGGCAAAGGATATGTGGATTGTGCGCTGTATAGAGCGTGGTCACGAGGAAGACGGTGTCAAGTTCTGGATGTTCCCGGACAACAGACAGGGAAAGGGTGTATATGACCAGATTATGGGTCTTGCTGAAATCAGAAGGAACGCAGCAAAGGCAAAGGGCAATGATTACAGTATATTTGACCTGAACAACGGACTTGACCTTATCATCAATCTTAAGAAGGGAAGTGACGGTAAGACTGCAACGCAAATACTTGACGGTGGATTCCCTTGTCCAATTTCCGATGACTTTGAGACTGGAGAGAAGTGGATTCACGATGATAAGAAATGGTATGAGGTGTATACTGTTAAGGCATATGACTATATGGCAATCGTTGCAGAAGGTGGAGTTCCTGTGTTTGATAAGGAAGAGAAGAAATATGTCAACAAACTGGAAGTAGACAAGGTTAAGGAAGAAGCCGATAAGCAAAGACTTGAAGAGACCCTTACCAAACAGTCGAGGGATTATTCAGAGATTGCAAAGCCAGCAACTGTTGAACAGCCTGTGCAAGTTATAGACGGAAGCAAGTTTGACACATCTGATGACGATGACAGCCTTCCGTTTTAATAAAAAAGAAAAAATGTTATGATTATAAATGAACAGTAAATTGTATTTCAAGTTTGGGTGTATGAATTCAGCAAAGAGTATGCTGCTTCTTACGACAGCCCACAATCTTGAAGAAAACGGACTGGAGATAATGGTACTCAAGCCGTCTGCTGATACCAGGGACGGCGAGGGTATCATACGTTCCAGAATAGGTCTTGAAAGGAAAAGTATAAGTGTAGACAGTGATGTCAACCTATACAAAGCAATTAAGGAATACAGGAATTTCCTTTCTTCACAGTTTATGGAACTCAAATGGGTCCTGGTTGACGAATGTCAGTTCCTTACTGAGGAACAAATAGACCAATTGTCTGACGTTGTTGATTTCCTTGGTATAAATGTTATGTGCTATGGATTAAGGACAGACTTCCAGTCGAAACTATTCCCCGCTTCTAAGCGTCTTTTTGAGTTGGCTGATGACTTGGAGGAGATCAAGTCAACGTGCGCCTGTGGTGACTGTAAGACGTCAATAAACGCAAGATTTGATGCCAATGGGGATATTGTTACGGAAGGCGATCAAGTTATGATAGGTGGTAACGATATGTACAAGCCACTTTGCAGGAAGTGTTGGAAAAATAAGATAAGAGATAAAATGTTAAAGGAAAATGAAGCAACCAATTAAGAAAAAGGATTTTAAGAGACCTAGCATTGCTAGTATCAAGGAAAAACTGAACCTAACTGTTAAATCGAGTGCCGATCTTGTGAAGTCGGCGGCTGACAAACCTATGGATTTTATACCTCTGCCAGAGGCGTTTTCAAATGCAATAAAGTTGCCGGGGATACCTAAGGGTTATCTTACCATTGTAACTGGTTGGTCTAACACTGGTAAGTCTACTATTAAGAATTGTCTTATTGCATCGTGTATAAACAACGGCATACTACCAGTCATATATGAGACTGAGAATAACTTCGATTTCAAATATGCAATAGACTGCGGTATGAAGGCTACGCCTGTATACGGTGATGTCGAGGTTGAGCACGTTGATGTTGAGACTGGCGAGGTTACTTATACGACGGAGAATAGGATTATTAATTATGAGGGAGATTTCTTGTTCTACGATAATAAGATTCTTGCTGATGTATACGGAGAAAACGATTATTCGACTGGAAAGAAACTGAAGACGAAACGTAAGCAGGCAGTGCTTGAGGATATCGCCTATTCTATAACTGACATTCTGGATGCTCAGGACAGGGGTGATATACAACAGCCGATTTGCTTCATCTGGGACTCCATCGGATCGATACAGTCGTTCAAGTCTCTTGAGAGCAAGACTGGAAACAATATGTTCGATGCTGGTGCAATATCACAAGCATTCCAGGATATAATTAACAACAGGATACCTTCTTCGAAGAAGATAAGTGAACCGTATACAAATACGTTCTTCTGTATCAACAAGATATGGAATGACTCTATGAACTCAATGGGAGGTGTCCCATCGATTGAATTAAAGGGCGGTAAGACGTTTTTCTACGGCGCTAGGCTCATTATACACCTTGGGGGTATAGGAAAGGCTGCAACGAAGAAATTGACGGCTACAGCGAAAGGAGAGACGTATAACTACGGAATCACTACTAAGATCAGGAC